TTGAAAAAAATAATTCTTGACAAAAACGTTAAAAGGAAGTATAATAGTGCTCTTATTTGATTGGAAAAAGGTTTTTGATACGACACACGGCAATATTGCTGAGTGTAATTTGGTTATGGAAATGTTAATAAAACAACAGATCCCTAGAAACAAATACGACAGTATCTATAAACATTCTAATAAAGATTTTTCTGGCGACAGCTTTCTTCTTCATGGAGAGATGCTTCTTTACCATTCTTATAAGTATACACAAAAAGAACTTTGCATATATTACGCCCTTGCTGCATTACGCAGTACTGCGGAATATCTCGCATCGTACAAAACTACGCTAGACCCACTACATTGTCCTGTGGGCTTAGATGAAATCAACGATAATAGGCTACTCATAGTACTACCGGACGAAATAACGTTCATCTATGAAGAAGTCACACTGGAGACTATACACTAATGGCACTATCATTTAATAAGCAAACGGGCGGAGCCCAAAAATCCTCAATCTCAACCTATCAGTATAAAGACGGCGACAACAAGATGCGCGTAGTTGGCGACATTCTTGCACGTTATGTCTACTGGATTAAAGGTGAGAACGACAAAAACATTCCTATGGAGTGCCTATCTTTTGATAGAAACTCTGAAAGATTTAATAATCAAGACAAAGACTGGGTTAGAGAGTATTACCCTGACCTTAAATGTGGTTGGAGCTACGCTACTCAGTGTATTCAAGATGGCGAAGTCAAAGTAGTAAACTTAAAGAAGAAGCTGTGGGAGCAAATTATTACTGCCGCAGAAGATTTAGGCGATCCTACTGACCATAATACTGGCTGGGACATTTGTTTCAAGCGAGTAAAAACTGGCCCACTTCCTTACAATGTTGAGTACCAACTACAAGCACTCAAGTGCAAGCCTCGTGCCCTAGATGCGGCTGAGTTAGCGGCTATTGCCGACCTTAAGTCTATGGATGATGTTATGTCTCGTCCTACTCCAGATGCACAGAAAGAGTTACTTGATCGAGTCCGTAACCACGGTAATGAGACTGATGATGAAGCTCTTGATGAGGAGTTCAACGTAGGATGATCCTATTTACGGCAGACTGGCACATCAAGCTGGGACAGAAAAATGTCCCAGTAAAGTGGGCTACAAACCGTTATCAAATGTTCTTTGACCAAGTTTACGAACTAGAAAAAGAATGTAATATGCACATAATCGGAGGCGATCTCTTTGATCGTCTTCCGAATATGGAAGAGTTAGAGCTTTACTTCAGGTTTATTCGTGGAGTAAAGATTCCAACTATTATTTATGATGGAAACCATGAAGCTACTAAAAAGAATAAGACTTTCTTTACTCAGCTAAAGCAAGTTAGTAGGGATATTAATCCTCTTATTCAGATAGTAGATGTGTCTTATGTAGACAATGATTTAGGTTTCGGTATACTGCCCTATGCGGATTTACATCGTAAGGGCAGTATAGATCATTTTGATACGAGTCAGCCTTTATTCACTCATGTCAGAGGGGAGATACCGCCACACGTTAAACCGGAAGTTGATCTAGACTTATTTGAAGACTTCCCTGTTGTATTCGCAGGAGACTTACATGCTCATAGTAATACACAAAGAAATATTGTATACCCAGGCAGCCCTATGACTACTTCTTTTCATAGAAGCAAAGTAAAAACAGGATACTTATTTATCAATGAAGAAGACTGGAGTTGGTTCTGGGAACCGTTTAACTTACCTCAACTAATTCGTAAAACAGTAACAAGTAGTGAAGAAATGCTTGCTACTGACTTTGATCATACGATCTATGAAGTAGAAGGGGACATGCAAGATTTAGCAGGAGTAAAGAACTCCGAGTTGTTAGATAAAAAAGTAGTAAAACGAAAGTCAGAAGCATCTCTCATTATGGATAAAGAGATGAGTATACAAGAAGAGCTAGTAGAGTACCTAACTTACATACTAGAAATACACCCTGATAAAATACCAGACATCATAGGAACATACAATGATTACACTACAAACATTGAAATGGGATAACTGCTTTAGCTATGGTGCGGGTAATGAGTTACGTTTAGACGATAATACTGTCACACAGATCCTTGGCACTAACGGTATGGGAAAGTCTTCCATACCGTTAATTATTGAGGAAGTTCTTTATAATAAAAACTCTAAAGGCATTAAGAAAGCAGACATTCCTAATCGTTATGTAAATGACGGTTATAGCATATCTTTGTCGTTCAAGAAAGATGACGACAACTATCAAATCATAGTTAATAGAAAAACAAATATTAAAGTAAAACTCGAAAAGAATGGTACTGATATATCTAGCCATACGGCTACGAATACATATAAGAGTTTGCAGGAAATTCTTGGAGTTGACTTTAAAACCTTTTCGCAGTTAGTATACCAGAATACAAATGCTAGTTTACAGTTTTTGACTGCTACAGATGCAAACCGTAAGAAGTTTCTTATTGATTTACTACACTTAGAAAAGTACGTTGAACTATTTGAAGTATTTAAAAGTGCTTCAAAAGAAGTATCTAGTACGTCTTCTACCATAGCAGGGAAACTTGCAACAGTAGAAAAGTGGTTAGAAACAAATAAATTGAGTGATACCAATATACTACCTATGTTGGATTTACAAATTGATTCGCCTGAAGCTGAAGAAGGTTTGCGTTACTGGACGATACAGAAACTAAAAATGTCCGAAACAAATAAAAAAATTCGAGAGAACATCCAATATAAAGAACTGCTAGATAAGATAGATATTGGCGCAGTGTCTTCTAGTACAGCTACGTGGAGTTCTTATGATGAATTACAAGAGGAGTTAGGTTCTTTGCAAGCAGTCGCTACGGGTGCTCAACGAACTTTGGATAAATTAGAACAAATTTCTGATGAGTGTCCTACTTGTAAGCAACCTATTGATGTTTCTGCAGAGAAAGCGGTTATCGAAGTAGAGATTGCAAATCGTGACGCGGCCCACGCTCAAGCGTTAAAGATTCGTCCTCTAATTCAGAAAATTAAATCGGATAACGCTTTGTTTGAAGTTAAGCAGAAAACAATAAAAAACTGGGAAGAGTTATTTCGTTTATATGATCCTAAACTTCCTGACTACGTCCTTGAAGAAGCCGAGATTGATGCAAGCTTACAACACTGTGAACGTATGGTAGCTGAGAATAAAAGACAGAAAGCAGCAAACTATGTTGAGAACGAGCAGAGAACGCGTAGAAATACACGAATCCAAGTAATACAAGAGCAGACAGCAGAATTTGTGGAGCAGCAAGAAGAGTACGACGGTAAACTAGCAGGCAACCAAAAACTAGAAAACGACTTAGAAGTACTCAAAAAATCCTTTAGCACAAACGGATTGCTGGCGTATAAGATAGAGAACTTAGTTGGAGAGCTAGAAGAGCTAGCGAATGAGTACTTAGCTGAACTGTCTGACGGAAGATTTACCTTAGAGTTTGTTGTTTCAAACGATAAACTAAATGTACAGATCACTGATAATGGTAATGTAGTAGATATTCTAGCCCTTTCTTCTGGCGAGTTAGCAAGAGTAAATACTGCTACTTTGATAGCTATTCGTAGGCTAATGAGTAGTATATCTAAGTCTAAAATCAATGTGCTATTTTTAGATGAAGTACTTAGTGTTCTGGATGATGCCGGAAAAGAGCGTATAGTAGAAGTTCTATTAAGAGAAGACATGAATACTTACCTAGTATCTCACGGGTGGTCACACCCTTTGCTAGAAAAGATCGAAGTAGTCAAGGACGGAAACATAAGTATATTGGAGTAACAATGGGCGCAGGTAGAAAAAGGGGTTGGTGGAGATCACATAACCATCCCACTGAAATATTAGGGACTAATCCCGAAGAAATAGAAGAAGAGGATGAAGATGGTAGATTCGAGAGCGAAGGGAGCGAGAGGCGAGTACCTAGTGAGGGACACGTTGAGGGAAGCGACCGGACTGAAATTTGAAAGAGTGCCTGCCTCGGGCGCTCTTGAGTATCTGAAAGGGGACTTATATGTCCCTAATCAGAGAAATCATTATTGCATAGAGGTAAAAAATTATAAAGATTCGGCACTGACTGATAGAATCTTTACACAACCTAAGACTAATAATCTTATACGTTGGTGGAAGAAAGTAGTAATACAAGCGGCAGGGGGCGATCAAAAGCCTATGCTATTTTTTAAATATGATCGATCAAGAGTGTTTGTAGTAACCGAGAATAAACCAGAAAACACAGAAGAGTATCTCTATATTCGTTTTCTTAATTGTTATGTACTACTTGCAGATATTTGGTTGGCAACAGAAAAGACGGAGTGGATAGGTGGCTTTTAATTTTAATGAACGCAACCAAGATGGTGTACTAATAGTAGATGCACTAAACTTAGCTTTTCGGTGGAAGCATCAAGGTAGGACAGATTTTAGAGATCAATATGTAGAAACAGTAAAATCCTTAGCAAGCTCATACAATTGTGGTACAATTATTATTACCGCAGATTGGGGCTCCTCTAGTTATAGAAAAGGTATTTTACCGGAATACAAACAGAATCGAAAAGATAAGTATGCTACACAGACAGAAGCAGAGAAACAAGCATTTATTGACTTTTTTGAAGAGTATGAAGAAACACTAGAGCTGTTATCAGAAAGCTATCAGGTTCTTCGCTACAAAGGTGTAGAGGCAGATGATCTTGCTGCCCACTTAGTAAAACGTAAGGAAGAGTACAATTTAGATAATATTTGGTTACTATCTAGTGACCGAGACTGGGACTTACTGATTCAAAAAGGTGTAAGTAGGTTTTCTTATGTTACTCGAAAAGAAGTAACAATAGACAACTGGAGCGAACATTACGGAGTTAAACCAGAAGAGTATATCTCTTTTAAATGTTTAACAGGAGATAAAGGAGATAATGTTCCAGGTATCAACGGCATAGGGCCAAAAAGAGCACAACAGCTTATAGAACAGTACGGCGATGCAATGTCAATTTATGATTGTATACCCTTAGAGGGAAAATACAAGTACATACAAGAGTTAAATCAAAATGCAGACGTACTTCTAAAGAATTATGAGTTGATGGATTTAGTAACATATTGCGATGATGCAATAGGAAAGGACAATGTGTCCGATATTCAGGAGAGAATGGTATAATGGATCAGTATCAAAGTTTTATACATAAAAGTAGATATGCACGATGGCTAGAAGTAGAGGGACGTCGAGAGACATGGGAAGAGACAGTACATCGTTATGTTAATTTCTTTAAGGAAAGAGAACAGTTAAACGACGAAGAAGGTCAAGAACTATTTGACGCTATCCAAGCTATGGAGGTTATGCCTTCTATGCGATGCATGATGACAGCAGGTGAAGCACTCAAACGTGATAACGTAGCAGGCTTTAACTGTAGTTACTTACATATTGACCATCCACGAGCTTTTGACGAGCTTATGTATGTACTAATGTGTGGAACAGGTGTAGGCTTTAGTGTAGAACGTAATTTCATTACTAAACTACCAGAAGTAGCTGAATCATTCCACAAAACAAGCTCCACTATTGTAGTAAGTGACAGTAAACTAGGATGGGCAAGTGCCTTTCGTGAGTTGATTGCAATGCTTTATGCAGGTAAATTACCTGAGTGGGATATGAGCCGAGTACGTCCAGCAGGTGCCAGGCTTAAAACCTTTGGTGGAAGAGCGTCAGGCCCAGAACCTTTAGAAGACTTATTTCGTTTTTGTAGTGTAGTCTTTCAAAAAGCAGCGGGTCGTAAACTAACAAGTATAGAATGTCATGATGTTTGTTGTAAGATTGCTGATATTGTAGTAGTTGGCGGTGTTCGTCGTTCTGCTCTCATTAGTCTTTCAAATCTTTCTGACCAACGTATGTCAAAAGCTAAGTCTGGTGCTTGGTGGGAGAATGAAGGTCAACGTCGTCTAGCAAATAACTCAGTAGCATATACCGAGAAGCCTGACTTCGAAGCCTACCTTACTGAGATGAAAAACTTGTACGAATCTAAGGCAGGTGAGCGGGGTCTCTTTAGTCGCGTAGCGGCACAGAAGATTGCGGCAAGAAATGGTCGTAGAGATGCTACGCATGAGTTCGGTACTAACCCTTGTTCTGAGATTATTCTACGAAGCAATGAGTTCTGTAACCTATCAGAAGTAGTTGTACGATCAGATGATGATTTAGACTCATTGAAAAGAAAAGTAAGAATAGCGACCATTATTGGTACTTTGCAGTCTACATTGACAGACTTTAGGTATCTACGGGTGCGTTGGAAGCGTAATACTGAAGAAGAAGCATTGTTAGGCGTGAGCTTAACTGGAATTATGGATCATGATATACTAGGAGGCAAGATGGGTGCCGAGTCTCCTATGTTAGCAACATGGTTAGAGGAGATGAGAGATGTTAGTATTGAAACAAATAAAGAATGGGCTGCAAAACTTGGCGTTAATCAGTCTGTGGCTATTACTTGTGTTAAGCCGAGTGGTACTGTTTCTCAGCTTGTTGACTCTGCTTCCGGTATACATCCTAGGTTCTCTAAGCATTATATTCGGAGAGTACGTAGCGATAAGAAAGACCCTCTTGCACTCTATATGGAACAAGCAGGATTCCCCGTAGAAAATGATGTTATGTCACCTTCTTCGGTAGTCTTTAGCTTTCCTGTAAAAGCACCTGAGTCTAGTACTTGTGTGAAGGAAGTAGGAGCAATGGAACAACTGGCTTTATGGAAGACATATCAGAATCATTGGTGTGAACATAAACCGAGTGTGACTGTATACTATACAGATAGTGAGTATCTACAAGTTGCGCAGTGGATTTGGGATAATTTTGATATGTGTTCGGGTATTAGTTTGCTACCTACAAGTGACCATGTATATCAACAGGCTCCTTATGAAGAGATCAGTGCTGAGAAGTACGAAGAATTACTGGCAGCAATGCCACAAAATGTAAATTGGGCTGATTTAGCTCAGTTTGAAATGGAAGATAACACAACCGGATCTCAAGAACTCGCCTGTGTTGGCGGAGCCTGTGAGATCATATAAGGATAGCTAAAATGAGTAATGAACCAGAGTTTGAAAAACAAGAAGTAACTATTGATGATGTAACGTACTACTACGAAGATTTACCAGAGACAATACGACATATCTTAGGTGAAGTAAGTGTGTGCAGGAGTAAGAAAGAAGAGCTAGAGAAAGATATACAGAGAGCAGATATGATGCAAGCTGGATATGTCAGTGCCCTGAAAGAGGAAATGGATAAGTATTTATCTGCTAATGACTAAGTAAGAAAGCCCCTTAACAGGGGCTTTTTTATAGACCTAAAACTCGTAAGATGGGTAGGGGTTCCATTCCAAAGAATAAAATCCCTACACCATTTATAACTATTAATTTAAAAGCTAAACCTAATACAAAAAACTTTAGGACAAATTTTAGCGTCCAAGGCTCCTTTCCTGTAATTCTTTTCCACAAAGGAAAGTCCCATTTAGATATCATTTGTTTGTAACCTTGCGCCTGTAAGTACTCTAGCAACCTTCCATTTAACATCGTTGTACTCTGGGTGGATATTATCCATTCTAAAATCTTTTTCATGTAGTTTTACAAAAGATGCAAAACGAGTAGGAAAACCTATATTGTACTCTTTACGAGCTTCTTCTACATCTTTACCTATCATATCCAAAGGGTTCATAGTCCACAGTGCAGGGTCTACATTTTTTACTATTTTCATAGCTTCTTTTCTTATTCGCATAGGCTCCCAGCTTTCATAATCCCAACATCCTCTTAATGCCAGTACCCAAGATGCATATCTAGGTCCTGAATGCTTAGTTGTACCATATGTGACTACTTGTATAGCCATCTCGCCTAAAGACGTAGTGTCGTAGCGAAATAGTATATGTTGAAAATCATGGCACAAAAAGACATGTCTAGCTACATTTTTTCTTACTTCAAGCCTCCAGTCGTCTCCCCCAAAGTTACCTTTAACATGATCATCAAAACGCTTAGCCCAAAGCTCTTCAAAAGACCATTGTTTAATCAGATGTCCATAGTGGCCTCCTACAGTGTTAGGTGCGTAGGTACTCATAGTTTCTTCGTTAGTAATTACAGGTAATACCTGCTCAAGTTGATACTTCTTAGCTTTGTCTTCTCTGCCCCATAGTATGTCTCTACCCGCAGTAGAGGACATATAATGACGCATTAACCTTAAGTTAGAAGGCAATTCCATCTGCGTTATCAACTCTCTAATAACATCTCCTGTTTCTAACTCGTCTTTAGGTAGATCGAGGTCGGTTTGTCCTTTGCTCCACAAAACTTTTGTTAGCTTCCATATTTTAATTGGGTTCCACATTTGTATTTTAGCACGCGTATACGCGCTGACGTGTTGTTAGTAACACTTAAAGTCTCACTAGTTTGATTGTATGTTTTCCATGCATCAAGATCCGTACCGTCTTTGGTTACTCTACCTGTAAAAGTTAAAAAACAATAAGTATTTCCAGCTTTATTCACTGTTAAAGATGCTCCTGGTTCTATAGTTTTATAGGCATGAGTATAGCTATCAAAATTCCCGTTAAGTACAGTGAAACAGGTCATATTTGCTTCACTTGTAATTGTTATTTTTGAGTCTGGAGTATCCAACATCCAAGCAAACCTCCATTCAGTCCAAGAAGATAATTCTATGTTTTGCTCGCTAAAAAGAAACGCTATTTTGTGAGTATCGAAGGTAAGGTCGCAACTAAAATAAGAAGGCGCTCCTGTCATAAGTAAATCTCTATAAGCCTCTACCTCGGCTAGAGTATAGTCTCCAGCGTTCCACTCTTGTTCAATCTTATAAGCACCTTTAGAAATACAGATACCAAAACGACATTTAATAACATGTGCTAAAGTAGGGTGTTCATTGTTTATAGTTCCATTATAATGAACAGCGTCAGTTAATGCATCTCTACCTATATAGCTACCCACAGGTACATTGAGCGCGCAGGCTACTCTAATATCCGCATTATAAGTACCTTGTAATATAAAAGGTATGTTATGTCTAACTGTCATTACAGCTCCTCCGCAGTGCCGTGTGTGCCGGCAATACCCTCACTATCAATATCAACAGTACTTTCATCTCCTTCATATTCTAATTCTTCCATTTTTATTCTCCCTTTGCAGCCAACAATTGCGGCCTTAGCTTACCTACTCTTGTTTTAGTTTTTTGTGCAAGATTAAGTATTTCTTTTTCTCTGTAAGCAGGCAACCCTTTAGTATACTCTGCTAATTTGTCGAAACAGTACGCAAATGTTTCTATAGGGGTTGCTTTGCCTGATAGTAGATTTGGTAAGTAGTTATAAACAGCGGCAGTTTCTCCTGCCATTCCGTACTTAAAAGCTTCATAACCACCTATACAATCTTTTAATATAGGGTCAGATTTATGATTGATATAACGTGGCATGTATAAAAGTTTTTTACCTGCCAATACTCCTGAATCTTTATCAGGTATCTCAAACCACTTATCAGGGTTTATTATAAATATACATAAGTCTATAAATCCCTTTGTTATAGGACTATCTACTAATCTATAAGAAGTAGAGTGTTTAGGGTGGTCTACATAAACACCTTCCCGACTTACCGTTAAAGCATACTTTCGTAGTTTTTCTTCTGGAGGAAGATCCCCATGCTTTATATCAAGAACAAGACCGCTTGTAACAACTAAAGATAATCCTTTTGCGTGAGCCAAAGCAGTACCAATTTTACTCTTGTTATTAGCTGGCACAATTTTATACTTGGCTCTAGGCATATTCTTTTTTATAGAGTTTACAGTTAAAGCGGTTAGATCATTACACTCAAGAATTATTATTTCTAGGCTTGACATGAGTCATCTCCTTATAGTAGTCAAAAAAAGCATCCACGTACTCTTGAGGGTTACTAGATGCTGCGGGTATTAGCCCTGAATACTTACATGACAGAATAGACTTTAGCTTATTAACATCAGGTTTACCTCCCTTCCATATTGTATTATAAAGTGCACTATAAGTTAAATGCTTATGTCCATGACCAAATAAATAAGTTTTTTTACCTTGAGCAAGTGCTACTATGCCCATTTCGGAGTTTTCACAACATCCTACTATACTAGCACTTGTCATAAGCTCGTGTCCGGACAACTTTTTATCTAATATATTTTCTGCTCCGTACCGGTGCTTTAAGTTAGCGACTAAACCAGGAGCTGTTATAGGGTGGCACTTTAGTTTTGCCCCTTGTTTTATAGCATTTTCCATCTTATCCCAGTCCAGTGCTTCTTTAATAATATTGGTGCCCGGTAAAAAAATAACAAAATCATGTTCACATCTAGCTTTACGAAGTTTGTACTTGTCTACGCTATTGATCGCTAGATCTTGAAATATTCTTTCCCCTTCTTCGGTTATAGGCGCTTGTGACGCTTTTTGCATAATTTGATGAGTATGATAAGCCCCTGCCGCTCTAACGTATATAAACTTTGCCATAGCATCTGTGTATAAATATCCATGAACTTTATCTTTATCTCCCAAATCATACCAAACATCATACTCTACGCGTGTGCCGTTTGGACCGTTACTTGGAAGAAGATCCTTCATTTTTGCAAGAGTATCGTTTTCATTACCCCTGACTATGTTTCCCGACTTAAAAAAGTGTGCGGCCGGATTACCTAAAACGTCATTCTCAGCCAGTCTTTCTAATGCCATTTGTAAGCTCCTCTAACTTGTCTTCCAGCTCTTCAATACGTTCCTCTGTCTCTCTGAAGTGCTCCATAATTATTTCTATAGTAGTCTCTAGCCTGTTAGACATACCTTTTAACTCTTTTTCAAAATTTATTCCGTCCATTGTGAACCGTCCCAGTATGATGTGTTGTAGTCAGAACCTGATGCAACTTCTGTAGTTTGGCCTGTTGCTGTCCCTCTCTCGAACACAACTGTGCTTGTAGAGTTAGACGTAGAAGTTGATAGATTTGTTGTGCGTAACGTTTCAAAAACTGTCGTTACCCCAGTAGCAGTACTTGCCGATGTACCTAAGCTTGTTGCGAATGCAGTATTAAAAGCCGTAGTAGTCGTACGAGTAGTTGTATTATTAGTGTCAAAACCTGTATTATAGGTAGTCGTAGTAGAAAGACTAGTAGATCCAGTGGTGTCAAAAGTAGTATCGAAAGAACTAACAGTAGACTTGCTAGTGCCTAAACTAGTCTCAAAGGCAGTAGTAGTATTCCTATTAGTATTAAATACTGTATTATAAGAAGTAGTCGTTGCCACAGAAGTACTTAACGCTGTACCGAAAGTTGTCGTAAACTGCGTAGAAGTACTAATTGTTGTATTGAATACTGTAGAAGTATTAAACGTTGTTGTTGTACCTAACGTAGTGTTAAACGTGGTGGTAGTGTTAAACGTAGTAGTTCTAGAGGTTCCTAAAGCCGTGTCATATGCCGTCGTATACGTAGTTGTAGTATTAAAAGCTGTAGTGGTATTAAAACTAGTAGTAGTTGCCCGAGTTGTATTAAACGTAGTGGTAGTATTAAACGTAGTTGTATACGTAGTAGTAGTAGCAGCACTAGTATTAAAAGTGGTAGTTGTACTTTTGCTAGTGCCTCTGGCAGTAGAAACAGCTAAGCTCGTGTCGAAAACAGAAGTTGTAGCTTTAGACGTACCAAACGTAGTAGTAAAGGTAGTAGTATAGGTAGATGCAGTAGTTCTACTAGTGTTAGTGTTAAAAGTAGAGGTTGTGGCTCTAGTAGTTAACGTACCAAGAGTAGTGGCATACGTAGTTGTAGTACCTCTATTTGTTACAATACCTGTGTTAAAAGTTGTCGTAAACTGTGTAGTACTACTTCTTGTTGTATTTGTTAAGAATGCACTAACAGTACTTCTACTAGTAGCCGTAGTTAATCCCGTATTAAACGTAGTAGTTGTATTTTTTGAAGTAGCTAAACTCGTATCAAAAGTTGTAGTATATGTTGTTGTTGTTGCCACAGAAGTAGCAGTAGCGTATACTGTAGTAGTTGCGCGACTAGTCCCTGTTGCTCTGGTAGTTGTATATACAGTTGTAGTACTTCTGTTTGTTCCTATACTTGTTGTAAAAGTTGTGGTAAAAGTAGTAGTAGTACCAAACGTAGTACTAGTAGATTTGCTTGTTCCCGTGGCCCGTAAAGTAGCCGTAGCTTTTGAAGTTACAAAAGTTGTTGTGGTGTTTCTATTTGTTACAATACCTGTGACAAAAGTGGTAGTAGTGCCAAACGTAGTACTCGTCCCTCTACTCTCTGCAGTAGCTCTAGATGTGTTAAACACAGATGAAGTAGTATATGCTGTAGTAGTAGTAAATACAGTGCCGCTAGCTCTAGAGGTTTGTGTAGTTCTACTCTCTGCAGTATTACGAGCAGTATTGAAAGAAGTAGTTGTACCTCGGCTAGTAGCAGTTGTTCTACTCTCTGCAGTATTACGAGCAGTGTTGAAAGAAGTAGTTGTATTTTTCGCAGTATTGAAAGAAGTTGTAGTATTTCTCGCAGTGTTAAAAGAAGTAGTTGTACTTCTCGCAGTATTCTTTGAGGTAACAAACGTAGTCGTTCTCGCAGTGTTGAAAGAAGTCACAAACGTAGTCGTTCTCGCAGTATTCTTAGTAGTAGTAGTATTTCTCGAAGTGTTGAAAGAAGTCACAAACGTAGTCGTTCTCGCAGTATTCTTAGTAGTATTTCTCGAAGTGTTGAAAGACGTACCAAACGTAGTTGTTCTCGAAGTAGAAAAAGTCGCACTAACTAGTCTTCTTTTAATCCTTGAATAGTATGCTACCATACCCTTACCCACAGTGGACGCAGTGACTGCCCCTGCATCTTCGTATACATAGCCTCCTGCAGTGAGAGTACCAGTAGGATTAGACCCTCCACCACTGGTAGTAGTGCCAACAGTGGTGCCGTTCCAGATATAATAGTTGGTAGCATTGAAATTACTACTACCCACATAATATGTAGGAGCGGTTAGACTGTATTGTGCAGCACCATAAGATCCTGCACCTGTTGTATTAAAAGTGGTCGTTCTTGAAGTATTCTTTGACGTGACAAAGGTAGTTGGTTTTGCGGTACCAAATGTAGTCGTTCTTGAAGTATTCTTTGAGGTGCCAAACGTAGTAAGTGTTCCTACTACAGTACCAAAAGTAGTCGTTCTCGCAGTATTCTTTGAGGTAACAAAAGTGGTTGTTCTCGCAGTATTGAAAGAAGTCACAAACGTAGTGCTAGTAGCCTTTGAGGTAACAAACGTAGTACTAGTAGCCCTTGAGGTACCAAAGGTAGTACTAGTATTCTTTGAGGTACCAAAGGTAGTGGCAGTAGTATACGCTGTAGTAGTTCCAAACGTAGTAGTAGTAGACTTTGAGGTACCAAAGGTAGTGGCAGTAGTATACGCTGTAGTAGTTCCAAACGTAGTAGTAGTACCCTTTGAGGTAACAAAGGTAGTGCCAGTAGTATACGCTGTAGTAGTTCCAAACGTAGTAGTAGTATTTCTACTAGTAGTAGTTCCTCTACTCTCTGCAGTAGCTCTAGATGTGTTAAACACAGATGAAGTAGTATACGCTGTAGTAGTATTTCTACTAGTAGCTGTACCTCTGTTAGTGTTGAAGGAACTCGTATAAACTGTATTAGTAGATAGACTAGTATTAAACGCAGTCGTAGTATTAAATACAGTATTAGTGTTGTAAGAAGTTGTAGTATTTCTACTAGTAGCGGTGCCTCTGCTAGTAAGCAAAGCAGTATTAAAACTAGAAGTATAAACAGTGTTGGTAGCTAAGCTAGTATTAAATACAGAAGTTGTGTTATAGTTCGTAGTAGTACTTTTGCTTGTATTAGTATTAAATACAGAAGTTGTAGCTTTGCTTGTAATTCTGCCTGTTGCAAAAACAGTGCTAAAAGTAGTACTTGTTGCTCTGGTAGTAGTAAACGTAGTTGTTGTGCCAAAGCCTGTAGTAGTATTTAAGGTAGTAGTTGTAGTAAAAGTTGTAGTCGTACCTCTACTTGTAAGTAAACTAGTATTGAAAGTAGAAGTATAAACAGTGTTAGTAGACAAGCTAGTATTAAATACAGTATTAGTAGTAAAGGTAGTTGTAGTTCCTACGGTAGTACTTGTTGCAAATACTGTACTTGTACCTACATCCGTTAAAATAGAAGTAGCTCTGTCAGTATTGTAAGAAGTAGTAGTAGAGACTTCAGTAGCAAATACACTATCTGTACTGAATGTAGTATTGTACGCTGTTGTTGTAGACAACGTAGTAGCGAAAGTGGTGGTAGTACCTCTAGTAGTTATACTGCTCGTTGCAGTTGCTCTAGTTGTATTGAATACGGTATCTGTGCCTCTGCTAGTACCTGTTGCACGAGACGTTAGTGTTGCTACAGTAGTAATATTAGTAGTCTGGAAATTAGTGTCAAACGTAGTAGACCTACTTGTAGAAGTAGCCCTAGTAGTATTAAAAGTTGTAGTCGTACCTCTTGAAGTACTCGTATCCCTGCTAGTATTAAAGACTGACGTTGTGGCTCTGCTTGTTAGTAGGCTTGTGTCAAATACAGTATCAAAGGTAGTTGTAGTGCTCTTACTTGTACTCCTACTCGTTTCATATATAGTGCCACTAGCTCTAGTAGTTTCGTATACTGTTAAGTAAGCAGTAGTTGTAGATACTGTTGTTCCTTTTGTAGTTTCAAAAGTAGTATTAAAAGTAGTACTGGTAGCCTTACTAGTAGATAAAGTTGTCTCAAAAGTAGTAGTAAACGTAGTCGTGGTACTAACGGAGGTCGCCGTTAAAGTATCAAAAGTAGTATTAAACGTAGTAGTAGTATTCATACCCGTAGTTACAGAAGTATTAAAAGTAGTTTCAAACGCTGTTACAGTATTAAAAGTAGTCGTAGTACTTCTATCTGTTGTATATATGCCTTCCCATACGGTATGAAAAGTATTCGCACCTTTTCCTAGGACAAAGTTAACCCCTCTGAGAGTCCCCGAATTGCCTTTAACAACAATCTGGGAAGGCTCAACAAGACTTCCGGAGTGATAAACTTTAATAGTCATATTAGACTATATACCAAACATATCCTGCAGGCTTACCGTTGCCGTTAGTAGGAGTTGTGGTAGTGACTTCCCACATATCATTTGTAATTTCAGATAAAGCATGAGGGTTAAGGGTGAGAATACTATCATCACCCTTTTTCATGTACACTCTACCGTCTGTGGTATTTATAGCAAGCTCTCCCAAAGCAATTTGGGAAGCTGTGGGCGCGTTGCCCGTTGCCGCAGAGCGTTTTAATTTAATAGTTTGTGCCATCTGGCTCTCCTAGTACTTGCGTATATACGCTAGGGATTTATATGAATTATGAGTAAGTGCCACCGTCAAGAACACCTGTAAAGGTCGCTGCAAAATTAGCCGCTGTTAGTAATACTGAAGTAGCACTTCCATCGCTGACTGTCCAGTTATCATTTGTCTCGTTCCAAAGAAGAGACACATTTGTTGCATTTCCTCTTTCTACTTCAAGACCTGCATTTGCAGAGGGTGTGCCCGTCTCATCACTGTTTAATGTCATAATACTATCGCCTATAGCGACTGTATTAGAGTTTACGGTAGTTGTAGCACCTTGAACTGTTAAGTTACCTGCAATGACTAGTGTTCCTGTATCATCACCGTGTGTTGCAGGATCAATTGTCATGGTGGAAGGTCCACGTATGTACCCTGAAGTAGTAATATTACCACAACCAATGGTACCAAAAGTAACGTTGCTATTGGTTGCAACAGCCTGTCCAATACTAAACGCACCAGAACCACTAAGAGTTACTCCTGTGCCTCCAGATACGTATGATTGTACGTCACTATCGCCATACTGTGCAGCTGCTGAAAAGCGTAATTCAGCTCCGACCTTAGATACAGAAATATTACCATGATTAGAGTGGTTTAGTATCGTATCTGCTCTAGTCGATACTCGTGCATCTGTAAAGTATACGTTACTAGATCCTTCACTTAGATCATCAGTATCATGTGCAGAAATACTTGTAACAGTTCCAGCGCTTCCACTAACGTTACCTGTCAAATTTGCAGTAATTGTTCCTGCACTAAAGTTACCTGAGCCGTCTCGCAGAACGAGCTTGCTTGCAGTATTAGAATTAGTTGCAGCATCAATTATAGCAGTGTAGTAAGAACCACCAATAATTTCGGGAGTGTCTCCACCGCCGGTTTGTGCTCCAATGGCTAATTTCTTACCATAAGTACCGCCTGTACCATAGGCAAAGAATAACTCGCCTTGAGCAACGCTGCTTGGTTTTCCTGTTCCGGTACTTCTTTTAATTTTAATAGTTTGTGCCATTGGCTACTCCAAATCCTAATAGGACCCTGCGTCAAGTGTGTCGGAATCTCCTGCGGATTGTCCTACTATTATAGGAACCCACTGAAATACGCCACTGCTTGTTTCGCGATATATTTTAAATTGATTGTCGTCTGTATCATACCATGTGTCTCCTTCTGA